GTACGGTGTAAGAGTTGATGTTCCGCTTTCGATATTTGACGAATCGTATTTAGTCGCAAGAAACTTGTCCGTTTCTTCTGATGAGTAGGCTTCGTTTGCGTCGTAATAATAATCGTCAAGGTATTTAATGCTCGGATAATTAGCGCTGCTATCAGTAATGTCAGTTTTGGAGCTTACTTTGTTTAAATTGTCTTCTTTTGATTTAAGTGCATTGGCTACATCTGTTGCGTTAGCCTTGCCTGTAAGGGCTTTCTCTGCCGTCTGCATTCGTGCCGATAACTGACTGACCGTGCTTTGGTCAGCTTTATTTGACACAGACGAATCAATCCCGTCAAGCCTTGTTCCAAGCGAATTATGGCTGCCTCTTGCCGTGGCTATTTCGGTTTCAAGTGCAATTGCTCCGTTTGTAGCCTGTTCAATTCCATCATCCATATGGTTGAGGTTGTCGGCAGTCAGCGGAGTTGCTGTCGAGGGAGTGTTTTCCCAGTTCATTCGTGTGTATTTGTTCAATTTTTATTCTCCTTTCGCTGTGATTTTGTCTGTGAGTGCCTGTATGCCCGTAAGCTCTCTCGATAACACATATGATGTCACGGTTGCGGTTTGCGGAGTGCCGTCAGCGTTATAGGCATAGTTGCCGTCAGCGTCAGTAACATAGTATTTGATTTGCACCATATCGCCCGGCTCAACCCACAATCTGCCGTCAAGGGTTGCCTCGATAGGCTTATAAATTTTATGGTGCAGACGCTTGCCCGTATCGCCTGAAAACAGATTTTCAAACTTATGTATCCACGCACCGCCTGCGTTATCGTTTTCCTGCCATACAAGAATGTTATCTGTCATATCATAGGTTTTACCGCTTAAAAACTTGTAGCTACGCACCTTTGCGGTTCGTGTAGAACCTCCGATTGCAAAGTCAACAGTCCCGTATGTACCGCTTGATTTTTCGTCAGCGTTGAATGCCTCGTAAAAGTCATATTTTTCTGCTTTTGTTGTATCGGTTTCAAGGTTGACAAAAACAATGTTACCGCCTTTTCGGTTATCGGGTTTAACAAAAGCAAACACACCGAGCATTTCCGCTGTATAATTAAGCAATTGACCGTAATTAACCTTTTCGGAATCATTAAGCCATACTTTGTTAAAAAAATTCATATTCTTAACAGTCAAATTCTCAACCTTGTTGATAACCTCGTTAAGTAAACGGTCGGATAAAAAACTGGCGTCAGGCATACCGCATAAGTTAGTAAATTCTTCAGAAACCATTGCCAACAGTGCATAGACCGAAATGCCGTCAGAATTGTTATTCCAGAGCTTTTGCAGATAGTTTGTGCAGTCAGTTTCATAAAGCTGTGAAATCACATCATAGGCGGTTATGCTGATTTTGTTCTGATCCGTTTTATTGACCTCGGCTTTGTCAATCATACCGTTAAAAATGCACCACGACTTTGTTGTCACGGCTTCGCCCGGATAGAGAGTGTCGCTTGGATATAATGAACTGCTCGGCAGTATCGGAGAGCCTGACGGAAAAGTTTGTGTCAGCTTAACTAAAATCCAACAACCGACAAGTTTTGAAACATCAAAAGTTCTGTCAACGGTGTTCAGCAATCCGATTTTAAATTCGGAAGCAATGCAACCGCCGAACTTTAATTTGTTTTCGTCACAAATCGACTGTTTAAGGCTCATACTTTCGCTTTCAATGTTGGTTTCGGTGATGACATCAAACTTGCTGTCGGATGAAAAGATTTCGAGCTTGTTTGAAATCAGCTCGTTAATAATTTTCTGCTTATGCGTACTTGAAACGGATAGCAATCTGTCACCCCCTTAATACTCAATAAAAGTGAAAGTCACGGCATTGTATATGATGTTGTTTTTGGTGATTTTCTTGACCTGATAGGTGATGTCGGGCATATAGGCGGTCATTGTGCGATATGCAAGAAGTTCATCGTCCCAATACTCGACACGGATTTTACGCTGTTGAGAGTTATCCCACGAACTATTCAAAGCACTTCTAATCGACTGCATTTGTGCAAGGGTGAGTTTATCAACGGTTGTGAACTCAATTTTCGACTTGTAATTCGGCGAAGTTGTGCGGTGCAGAAGGTTGTTGCTGTCACGGTATGCCTTAATTTCGGTTCTCTGGAGCGGAGTTCCGTTGTAGTTATCCTTTGCAATAAGCTCGTGCGGAAACAGCTTACCACTCTTAGGGAACCTTATTAAATAGCCTTTAAAATTTGCCATGTCATCATCTCCTAACCTAATGCACCGACACCGTGACGCTTTTTGACTGCGTTGTTGCGTTTTACAATGTTGTTAAAAATCACTTCGCCGTCAAGATTTACAGTAAGGTTAATGTCACAGCTGTCACCTGTTGAGCCCATCTCTGCCATAGCCTCAATAAGTGCCTGTTTGATAGTTGAAATCGGCGAAACAACCTCAGCCTCACGCTTGTTATCACCGAGTACGGCAAGAAATTCACCGTAATTTGCCGGAACAACCGTACCTGTGGCAAGTCGGGGAACCGTAATATTAGGCAGTCCGACATTGCCGTTTACACTTCCTAATGCTTCATAAGCAATCTTTGCCGCTGTACTCATTCCGCCTGAAATAGCACTGCCGAGACTGTTGAACGGACTAACAAAATTGTTGATAAAGCCTTCCGTTTTGCCCAAAATCGAATTAAAAGAATTTGTAAACACATTTCCCAAGCTGTCCATACATACCATAAGGTGAAGTTTCATAGAATTAATACCATTAATCAATCCTTGCATAACATATACACCTGTTTTGTATGTTTTCTTTGACGGTGAATGACAGTCCACACCGTCTTTGCCGTTAAGAGCGTCAAGATATGTAGAGGCTGTTTCAAGACCTTTTTTTCTAACATCTCCGATATATTCCTTGACACCTGTAGACATGCCAAAAACCATATTTTTGCCTGAATCCTTGGCAGCTTGTGTAAGATTATCCAAAGACTTCCATTGAGATTTTTGAACCTGTTCGGTGCTGATAAGGCCTGCATTGTAAGCCATAAGAACCGCAGAGGCATCACTGTAATTACCGTTTACAACTGCCTGCATTCGCGCAAGGTCTGAACTGTTAAGCTCAAGCTGTGCCGCCTTTTCACAGGTTTCATCGTAACCTAAACTTGCTTCGTCGAGTTTGCTTTTCAGTTCTTCGTATTCATCTTTCAACTTTCCGTAAGAGGTGTTTGCTTTTCGGTCAACACTCTGTAATGTCCAAAAATCAGGAACATCTAAATTGAGATTATCATAGTTCCATTTTTCCTTAAATTCATCAAGAGCCTGTTGCGCTTGTTTGTACTTAACAGCCGCATCACTTACGCTCTTGTTTGATTTAATCATCGCCTTTGAATTTTCTTCCATAAGGTCAGAAATTGCACTTGAACTTGCAACCTGCTTGTACTTCAAAATAAGTTCGTCAAGTTTTGTTATGATTTCATCGGTATTACCGTTTATACGAATTTTGCCTTTATCATCTTTTAATATATACTTATCCCAAGCTTTTTCAAATTCAGGGTACTTGTCAGAAAAATACTCGCCGATAGTTTCAAGCTCTGCCTGTTCCTCAGGCGTGAGATTAGCCTTTTGCAAGAGTTCATCAAGACGCTCTTTGTAATTGTCAATAACTCCCATATCCGTGGAAGTATTATCAAGCGATTCTTTGATTTCGTCGCATAAAGTGTTGACATCTTCTTTGCATTGATTAACTGCATCAACATAACCCTGCATTTCTTCTGTTGCCTGTTTAAATCCGAGCTTTTCAAGTTCTTCGTCATTAGCAAGTTTAATAGCAGTCACAAGACCTGTCAGCGCACTTGCAACACCGCCTACGACAGCAAGGACAGGGTGCGTGCTAAAAACAGTAACCATACCGTCTATTGCGTTTTTTATCCTGTCTATGCCTTTTGCAATAGCTTGTGCAGTTTTAAAAATCACAAGAGCTGTGCCGAAACTGACTAATGCTCCTGCAAGCGCCTGCAAAGCGTCTGCACTTATTGAACCTACCATTTTACCCAAAAGCTCTAACGCTCCTGCAAGGGCTTCTACAAGTTTCGGAACTGCTTCTTCAATTGTCCATTTTGCAAGTGGGAGAAGAATATTCTTGTATGCCTGTTTCAGCTTATCTCCGCAGGCTTTGAGCAAATCTCTGAATGCCTGTCCGAGGTCGGCAACAGCTGATACAAGCGGTGACAAATCAAGACTTTCAAGCCATTCAAGGCGAATCTCTGACATATCGCTCAAAAAGCCTGTGATATCTTCAACAATGCCAAGGATTGCTTCCCAAATCTTTTTGCCCGATTCATTTTTGTCCCAAGCCTGTTTGATTTTAGTCCGCAGAGTTTTGGTGTAGTTGTTGCAGTTTTTGATAATATTCAGAATATTAGTCCAAATTCTCACACCAGTGCCGTTATTCCAAACTTTGCGAAAATCCTCTGCAATCGTGTTTACAAGTTCAAGCAAGCTGTTCCATTTGTCGATAATGGATTGCACAACCTCGTCACCAAGTCCTGCCTTATTCCAAGCCTTTGTAAACGCTCCCGAAATATCACCGATGATATCAAAAACATTTTTCAAAAGCTGTTTGATGTTACCGATAATCCTTTCGCCTGTGCCGTTTTTCCACACTCTCTTCCACGATTCGCCGATTGAAACAAAAGCATTTTTCAGATTATTCAAGGCTCTTTTAATGCTGTCAAAAACCTTGTTTGTACGCTTTTCAATCGCTGTTGCGGCAGTATCAAGTGCGTTAACTGCGGCTTTAGAAGATTTCTTTGTGGGGCTGTTTACTGCTGTGCTGTCATCTGATGAACTGTTTTCAAGGCTCATCACATTGAGCCTGTCAAATCCTTGAAGATTGTCTTTAATTTCCTTTGTCTTTTTCGATGTTGTGGCAAGTGCAGAGTTTGCACTCTTTGTTTCATCGGCGAGGTCTGTCATTTCAGAGCTTGCGGAATTTGCGGAATTGTCGGTTGCAGATGAATAGCCGAAAACCTGTTCCGTAAAGCTTTTGAATTTTTCCGTTGCAACATCTAATTTTTTGATAAAGGAATTAAGATTTTTCAACAGCGGAGAAAACACATTGATAAGTCCCTGACCGAGCGTTGCTTTCAGGCTGTCAAGTCGGAGCTGTAAAATTCTTGTCTGATTCGCCCAACTGTCCTGCGTTCGGGCAAAGTCACCCGTCGCATTGGCAAGCTGGTCTTGCACAAACTTGTAACGCAATGTTACTTTTTCGGCTTCAGTCATTTTGGCTGTAGTCTTACCGTAACCGTTTGCAAGAGCATAGCTATCAAGTGCGGTCTGCGTCATTACAATACCCAAATCTTTTAAAGTTTCGGTTTCACCCGAAAATACTGATTTAAGTTTTGTATAGGCTTCGTCCTGTCTGATGTTGTAGAATGAAGCGACATCGCCTGCAAGTCCTGTCAGCGTAGTTGACATATCATAGGCTTCTTTCTCTGTAAAACCGAAAGCCTCAGCCATTGAGCCGAAAGTACCGACATACCGCTTTGCCATTGTTTCGGACAAACCAAAAGAATTAGCTGCACTTTTTGCCCACTTGTCAACCTGTTTGGTCATTGCCGGAAAAGTAACATCAACAACATTCTGCACCTCCGCAAGGTCAGAACCAAGCTCAATGCACTCTTTGCCGAAATTTGTAATTGCATAAGTGCTGAAAGCAACAGCGGCAGTCTTTGCAAAGGTCTTAAGCTGATTTTTTACCCTTTCGATTGATTTGGTAACAGTAGTATTAACCTGTGCCAAACCGCCGTTAAAACCCGATGTATCAAGTTTCGTGTCAAAATTCAGATAACCGTCAACCGCCATATTTTCACATCCTTTCATTTAAAAATGGGCATAAAAACAGCGCACACCGTTATGATGTACGCTTAAAAATTTTGCAAAAGAACAGCCACCCCGTTTGGAGTGGCTTTTTCGTTTTATTCAATCATTGATTTCAGCTCATCCATATGCTCTGTAACACTTGCGACTTTATCAGTGCCAAGAGAATATTTAGCCAAATCTATCTCACCGCTAATCCAACGGTCATTATCAGTTGTCGGAAGATTTTCATTCTTCAGAATATAATCACCGAGGTCATTTTCAATCTCGTCGAGCTTTGCTTCTGCTTCTTCGGCAGTAAGTGTTCCGTCAACATAACTCTGCATATATTGAATGGCTTTTTTTGCTGAATTGATTGCAACATTACTGTACTTAGCCACCTCAGTTGTTACCATTTCGGAAGTTTCAGCCTTTATATCGGTGTTTGAACTGCTTTCCGCTGTTGTACCGCAGCCAACAAGCGATACTGCAAAAACTGCGGTTAATGCTAACGCTATGAGTTTTTTCATACCGCACCTCAATTACGCTTTCCAATGGCAATTGGGACATTCCGCAACATTGCTATATGAGTTCATACAATGGCAGTTTGGGCATTCCCATTTATCGGGCGAATTGGTACTTCCGCTATTGTTTTCATCGCTTTCCTCTGTTTCCTGTTCACCGCAAAGAAATTCAAGCTTTTTGAGAATACAGGAAATACCAGCAAAAATCATACAGAGAATCGCAACGGAAATCAGACAAATTACAGTCATTCCCATATTAAAGCCTGTTGTGAATTCTTCTGTAACAGAATTGTATGTGGAAGTCGGGAACTGAAAACCTGCAACAATACTACCGATAATTCCGACGATACCGATAATCCAAGCCATAACTTCATAAAATTTACTTTTCATCATTCATCCTCCTAAATGTTAAAACAATATAGTTTTTATTTAATCATACACTAACATTTAGAGAATGTCAACAATATGTGATACAATACTACACTACACGAGCGAATTTATGAAGTCAAGTTCTTCTTTATCTTCTGCTGTGAGTTTGGGCTTTAGGTCGATAAGTTCTTTATGTTCGCTGTAAAAATCCCGTTCGGTTTTGTCGAGCTTCTTATGCTTTGCCTTTTTGGTGCGTATTGAAATCACTTGTGTAAACAAGCCGTCGCCCACTTCATTGAACAAGCCGAGAAAAGTCCACCAGTGCATATAATCGACTGTGCGTGTTTCCGCTCCTGCAACCTTATTGAGAGCAGGGAAGATTATATGTCCGTCCTGTTCCCAATCAAGCACACGAACGGGGAGCTGTTTGCCCTGCGGAATATCTCCGCCGTCAAGATACCAAGTGGCCTTGTCAAGTGCCTTTTGGTAATTTTCGGGAATTTCCTTGTAAAGGCACTCGACACACACTCGGCATTTTTCAAAATCGTTCAGATCATCGTCTGCATAGGCTTTGAAAATCAGCAGAGCAACACGGAAGTCGGAATTGATTTCGTAGTTTCTGCCGTCAACCTCAAGGCTTTTCGGCAGTAATTCAATCACTTTTTCACCTGTGAAGTGTATTTGCCGACTTTCTCATCGGAAATTTTCTGTGCCGATTCAAAATCAGCCTGCATAGCAGGAATAAGCACTTCAAGGAAGTTTTCAAAAATCGGCTTACCGCCCACAAGTGAAAGACAGTTAATTTCACCAAAGGCAACCGTGCAGACATCCGAACCGAAAATGTAGTTAATCTGTTCTCTGATGTCCTTGTCGCACTCGGTGATAAGCTGAATTGCGTCTGTGTTTTCAGCTTTTTCAGCGTTTTCATACTTCTTCTGAATCTGCTCAATATTCTTGACTGCCTCGTTGAGCCTTGCAAGAATGCCCACATCCGCGGTATTGATACGGATTACTGCGTTTTCATCATCGCCAATCTGATACTCCTTGTAACCTCTGTCAAAAACAAGTTTCTGCATAAATCAATCCCTCCCCAAAGATTAAACCGTTGCGGTAAAGGTCGGCACTTTCTTCTCAATTGTAGCCGTACCCTGCTGTCTGTCGCCGTTAAATGCGATGTTGAACGGAATGTTAACACCGCCCTGAGCACCGCCGTAGGACTGTGGCTTTACGATACAGGTTTCAGTCCAAGCGTCATAAGGACCTGTCTTCTTATCAACAAGGACTTCAAGAATTGCAGTCTTGCAGTCATCACCTGTAAGGCGGTTCATTGCAATATCCTTAATCTTTTCATAGATTGCATCGCCTGTGTTTGCGTAATAAGTGTCTGCGTCAATTGACGGTTCATAGCCGTTATCGTTTACAACGGTTTCATCAAGAATGTTCTTGACTGTTTCTGTGTCGGGGTTGAGTTCAACGGACATATCCTCGATGTCACGACCAATCAAAAACCACTTAGGGGTTTCGCCACCAAAACTTGCGTCAATAAAGTGCATTAGGTAGCTTCTTTTAAGTTTACCGATATCGGGTGTTGTTGCCATAATTAAAATTCCTCACTTTCGATTTTGTAATCTGCGGTAATCTGTAACTGATACATTACATTACCGATTAAATTGCTGTCGGGGATGTCATAAAGCATACCGTTTGAACAGGTTATTTTTGTGAGCGTACCTGCAAGCTCATTGTCGCCAACCGTTACGGTCAGCGTTTGCCCCTTTGCCTGTTTTTCAAGCCACAGCTGTAACTCGTTAATAAGTCCGCTGTTGGCAAGTCGGTCATAGTCATTAACCGACTGATAAACAGCGTACAAGATGAATGTGTGCTGTCGCTCCTGATTGCCGAGAACATCGGATTTAATCAGTGTGTCGCCTGTCGGAGATAAGCCGTAGCTGTCGGTGTCAGGGGTTGTGTAGTCAATGTGCAGGACATCGTTCAGCTTTGGAAAGCTCATCACAATGCTCTGCATAAGTTCAATTATGTTCATTCTGCCGTGCCTCCTGCCACTTTTGCAGCACCCTGTAAAATCTCTTTTTTACGGTCGGCTTTCATTCGTTCAAACCACATCTTGCCGGCAAGAGGGTGCTTTGCCCGAGAATAAACAAGCATTTTACCTGTGGGGTGTTTCTTCTGTCCTTTAGGGCTGAAATAACCCACAATAACACCGTTTTTCTTAATCGGGATATTAGGACCGTAAACCTTGCCGTAGTAGAGATACCTCGCATACGGTGTGTTCTGATGAATTTCGCCCGAGCCTATAACCGTTGAGAGGGTTGCCGACTTTTCAAGCACACCGTTTCTGAACGGTGTATAGGGTTTCATTAATCGTAAAACCGTGCTGTCAACATACTTTTGCACCTTTAATACATCGCCATTTTTGCGGACTGCAAACTTTTTATCCCAAAGGAAACCTGCCGTTCCGTTTTTTGACCTGATGACAAAATCGGGCGGTTGAACAATCTTCATACAATCACCTCGCCGAAATTTTGATGTGCTGTAAATCGGTTACGCCGTAGAGCTTTTCATCAATCGACATAACCGCATAGCACCTGTGTTTTTGCTTTAGCGTTTTAAGGCTTTGTGACACGCTCTGAGGGCTTGAATTATCAAAGGTAAAATTACACTCACCCTTGATAATAATGTCCTGTGCACTGTTCTGAGGAGTGCATAGCTGACCTGCAAAAAGGTTTTCGCTCGGCTTTAAAAAGTCGGGCAAAAGTCCTGCGGATTCAATCGGAATATACACCGTCACGCTGTCAGCGTTCTGCATTCCGCTTTTAAGCACATTGCGAGTCTTATTCTCCTGCCAATGACATTCGGGAATGAAATATCGGTCATAGCCTGAGCCGTTGAATCTGTAAATTGTACAGGAGCTTTCAGGGGTAATAATCATCTGCGACCACCTCTGTACAGCAAATCGGTGTCGGCAAGATACTTGTAAATTGTGTGTCTGACAGCCTTTTTATGGGCGGTTTTACGCTCTTCTTCGGACACATAGCTTACGGATTCATCACCGACGCTTGCAGATGAAATTCCTGAATTTGCGGACTGCTTTTCATCGTTATATACAAGCTCTGCAAGCTCACAACAGCAGAGTTTTACGCTTTCGGGAATATTGTTCCCGTCAACATTTTCGCCTGTGTATGCCTTAATGAGCAGGGTTGCAGAACGTGCATAATAATCAAAGGCGGAAACAATGACCGCCTTTCTGCCACAGAGATATTCAGAGATGTAATAGCCTTCATCGGCATAAGCGGTCATAGTAACACTCCTTTAAGCCTCTACGGCTGAATGGCAGTAGATACCTGCCTTTTTATTCTCGTAAACATCGGCAATACCGACCATACGATAACCAAACTTCCAACCGTCAGAACTCTGATTAACTGACGGCTCAATAACCTTTGTGTCAAGGTGCTTTGTGAACTGAATCGGAGCAGAGCCGTGAATAATCATAAAGTTGATATTCTTGCCCGAAGTCGCCTTTTTGTAACCGCCCTTTTCCTTGCTTGAGGATGTGCCGTCAAGCTGTTCAATTGCTGTATAGAATCTTGACTGAGGAACAAGTGTGGTATCTGCAAAACGGCTGAGAACCTCCCTTGACTTTGTTGTGTCAAGGTCCTGCACAAGACCGTAAAGCGGTGATGTAATGAAAAGGTGTCTGTTCTCGAAAGGAACTTCGTCCTCATCCATTTTTGTTGAGGCTGTGCGGAGAGCCTTTACAACCTCTTCGCCTGTTGTGAGAGTTGCACTCACGGAAGAAATACCGCTTGTACCGGCATACTTTGCAAAGCGGAAAGCGTCAAGTTCGGGAACAACCTTTGTGCGGATAAACTCGCCCGAAAGTCTGCCGAATGCAATGCCTGCCGTTTCTGCATTATCCATTGTGTCAACCGTGAACATTCTGCCACGGTCAAAGTTACATTTCACGGTTTCGTTCGTAAGCTCAACATCGCCGTCAACATAACCGCTGTTGCGTGAGTAGTCTGCAAGACCGTCCATTGTGAGCATCGGAATGATAAGCTCGTTTGCGTTAGCGCCCTGTGTTGCAAGGTCTGACGCACCGTCAATTTTGCTTGTGAGTGCAGACTGCTTATAGACCTCATCAAGCAACGCTGTGTACTGTTTAAAAAGTGCAATTGTGTTTGCCATAATAAAATCACCTCATAGATTTAATAAAATTATTTCTTTTCGGCAGAAAGTCCCATAGCCGCACGCATTGACACAAGCGGATTTGAGCCTGTACCGCCGTTACCTGTATCGGTTGCACCGACAGGATTCTGAAAAGGCTCGTCAGAACCGAACATATAGCCGTTTTCGGACTTAACCTGTTCGAGAGCCTTTTTGATGTCATCTGCCTGATTTTTAGATGTTTTCAGGTTTTCAAGGTCAAGCAGAGCCTTGACAGCCTTTGCATTTTTCGCACCGCTCTTTGAAACAGCGGTGTCAAGAACAGAGTTAAACTCCATATCGGCGATTTTTATCTGATACTCGTTTTCCTTTGTTTCAAGTTCGCCGTTGAGCTTTTTGATTTCGCCCTTGAGCTCGTCCACATTTACACCCTCAAACTTTTTGAGTGCAGTCTGTGCAGTTTCGAGCTGTGACTTGTAGTTGTCCCTTGATGTGCGGAGCTTTTCAACCTCTGATACAGTTTTGTAATTATCCGCAAAGGCTTTTTCAAAGTCAGCCTTTTTATCTTCGGGAACTGTAAAGCCGATTTCGGAGAGAAGTGTGTGTATATTCTTCATAGTAAATCCTTTCTGCATAGCTTGTATTCCGCTTTGCCTGCGGTAGAAATTCAGCCGTTGTAACCTACGGCAGGGTAAAATAAAAGCACCTATGCAATCAAATGCAAGGGCGCTTAATCTGCTTTTTCTGTTTTAACTGTTTTTGCTCTCGGCTTTTTGGGAGCGTCAGGCTTGACCTCTTCTGCAAAACCGCCGTCAATGAGTTCCTTTGCTCTCTGCTCGGAGCATTCAAAAACTTCATTAATCGGTCTGTTAATAAACCCCTCGGTCTTGTCGTTGAACTGTCTGATTACTCTAACCTTCATATTCTCACCTCCTAAAAATGGGTATAAAAATACCGCCCTCACTCTGTGGGAGCGGTTTTTTTAATTAGTAGCTGGTTTCAAGTGTAGTTAATGGAACTATTTTCATTTCATAAACATCTTTATCGTTTTCCAAACACTTGTTTATGGCTTCAACAATTTTGTTTTCAAATGTTGCTCTGTCAAATTCATATTCAAAATAGAAATCAGGAAAAGAGCCTTCACCGAAAACTCTTTCATATTTTTTTATGGCATTTTCGGTACTGTTCTGATATTCAAGATTTTCGTGTACACTCATACTATTTCAACTCCTTCATAATATTCAAAAAGCTACTATAACTATTGGGAAGATATTCTTTTACATATTCAAGCTCCAAGCCTCCGCAGGTTTCTGCGCTCATTATATTAGCCCACGTTTCGGATGCTGTTTCATAATCTCTTACAATAGACTTTACTTTTGCTTGATTACTTGCATCATAACCTAAGTTTATGTATACCTTTTGTACATCTTTTTCTATTTTTAATTGTTTAAAAGAAGAATATATGCGGTTATAATTGCTATCTTTATGTTGCCATTTCATTTTTGTGCGTTTAGTGCCAAACATTCCGCATATTGCATCTTGAACTCCTGCACTGGCAGATGAACTAAATAAATCATCCCTAAAGGTACTATCAAAGATTTTTGTGCTTAAAGCACTTTTATCTTTTCGCAATGCTTTTAGAAATTCATCACTTATACTGGCTTTATTTTTTATCAAATTATTAGATAATTTTACACTTTGTTTTATAGCGTCAATTTCTCTAAAATTAAGGTTTTTAAATACACCCACATAATCAATAAAATGCCCGTATTCGTGTGATAATATGCTGAATTTACTTCTACCGTCAGCTGGTTGGTTTTTATCGGGATATCCATAACTTATTTCTTTTAAGTCAGAACGATAACAACCTCCAGACGGATTGTATTTTACACTGTTCAGTTGAGAAGAATAATTTTTATAGGCTCTTTTGATATTATCGTTTGAATTATTATTCAACAAATCAAGAAATTCTTTTGTATCTTGAATAGTCGGACTGGAGTTTGCAATAATTGAAATATTATTTGCATCAACAGTAGTCGTCTTTTTATTAATTATACCACTTTCAGCGGATTTTGCAACATCTTTGCGTATAATTTCAGCGTTGTTTTTCGGTGTACTGCTATCCGAAATACGGTGAACAGATTCACTTGAAACCTTATTGATATTCTCTGCTTTTTTCGGGAGTTTTGAGCCTAAAGCATTTTTGCCATCAACAGTTACTCTTTCCCATTGTTCGGGAAGTCCCATAGCTTTTGAAAACTTTACATATTCGTCCTGCCTTTGAAAGTATCGGACCTTTGCGCCTGTGATTGTATCGTCATTGGCACCGCCCTGTGTGAGCAGTTCAATCTTCTGTCGGTCGGCACGCATTGCAGTTTCAAGCTGTCTTTGCCTCTGCTGTGCCTCATATGCCGTGTACTGTCTGCCGTTGTATTCTTTCGGCGTGTTCTCTTCCTCGTTCATACGGTCAAGTTCTTCTTCGCTGTATGTCGGCTTGTCAACACCCTTGATGAACGGCGAATAGCTGTGATAGCAATTCGCACCGCAAAGACCCGTTACTGTACCAAGACCGCAGACGGTTTCAAGTTCCTTTTTGCTGTACACTCTGCCCTGCCACACCTGATGTGTCGGTCTTGCCCCACGGTGATAGCTGACCTCGAAATATTCCGTGCCGAGCTGTTCGGCGTTGTCCTCGTTGACCTTTGCAACCACCTGATTAAAACCTGTCATCAATGCCCTGCGAACCGCCACATCAACACGATTGCTCCAACCGCTTGAATATTCAACGGAACGCAGTCCACTATCAGTCATAGTCTTGACAACCCTTTTCAGCACGGTATTGTAATCAAAAGCACCGCTTGCAATCTGCATAAGTCCGTTGTCAAGAGTGCGTTGGTAAAAGTCCGCAAGCGGAGTAAATGACAGCGTATTGTCGGCATCTCTCACGGCGAATCCGAGTGAGCCTGTAATGTTCCTGTACTCCGATTTTGTCTGATTTTTGACCGCCTTTACAAGTTGTTGCAACTGTTTATTTTCTGCATAAGGAATATACTCTTTGCCCTTGCTTGTATAAAGCTCCTCATTTCTTGCATATCCCGATTTCACGACTTCGTCATAGATTCTGTCGATTTCATCGTCAGACACATCGAGCGTGCTTTGAATAAGGCTGTCTATTTCATCCTTACTCACGCCCAATTCATACAAGCGGTTTATCTGCCAATCGGCGGCAGAGGTTATCTCCTCACCGTTAGCTTTCAAACGCCCCGTAAGGTCGGACATAATGTTCAATTGCAAACTGCGGTACAGCTGTTCCATAGCCGAGGGCAAAGCCTCAATTTCAGTCGGAGTGAACATTATTCGATAACCTCAGAGGACTGCGGAAGATTCTTTTTCGCTGTCTTTTCGTCTTCTCCATACCACTTCATACGGTACTCATCAGGTCGCATAATACCGAGGTTCAAATCCTGAATATCCTGCTTGCGTTCGGTTTCTTCGTCAGTCAAAATACTGTCCTTAAAATCACACACAAACGAATAACCGCTTGTTGTCAGCGAATTGTAAAAGGCAAGAGCATACACCAAATCATCAAGGCAATAGCGAAGTTGTTTCTGAATTGCCGACACGGTGTTGTACTTCCTGTCCTTTGCCGACTTAATCTCCGTAGCAGTCTTTGCAACTGTTTCGGGGTTTGAAAGGTCACCGTATGCAAGACCGACCGCAAATTCAATCATACGCAGATATGTATTCAAGCCGTCCGTAATGTCGGACTGTCGGAACGCAGGCGAAAAGTCCTTGAACAGTTCTTCGTCGCCCAAATCCACATCAACGGCACGGTACAAACGCCTGTTAAGTCTGTCGGCTTTGCCGTCCTTTAATGCGGCAGAATCAACATGAATTGCACGCTCTCCGCTTTCAAATTCCCAGTCAAGCCGTCCGAACTGCATATCGGCTTTCTGAATGATTTCAAGTCCGCTGTCAAAAATCGACATACCGCATGATGAGCCGTCAACCGTGTTTTTAATCGGCACTCTGAAATAACCGAACGCAGGTCTTTTCATATCGGGGTATGTGACCGCAGGCGGTAACTCTGCCCATTCCTCAATCACACCGAGGGGGATCTCCGTTCCGAGAACTTCAGGAGATGCCGAGCGATAAGCCGTGTTTGTAACAGTCAAGCCTTTATCCTTGTCAAGGCTGTGATATTCAAGCCTTGTGTAGTAGTTGTCACCGATTTTCTTAAATTCGGGGAAGATGACCTTTACAAGCCTGTGCTTTGTGTCAAACTCAATCGGCACAAAAGCATTTGCCGAGATATATTGCACCCTGTCACCGCCCAAAGGCTTGATGACCATTGCGCCTGTTGCAAGACCTGACTGTAACTCCGAATTAAGCTCCTCGGTTGCAGTTTCAAACAATTTTGACAGCGTTTCATTTGAGATGTTCACCGTCATTTCGTTAAGCGTAATGTTAGCAAACTCCCTTGTGATTGACTGCTCAAGCCTCAAACTAATGACATTTTCATCAAGCCACGGAGCTTTGCCGACATAGCAGTTTTGCCATATGCCGATAGCCTTTTGCATTTCTGCTGTAATCGCAAGCCGTAAATTAAGCGCCTGCCGAATATTTTCAAGCGGAAACATTCGCCTCCACACTCCCTTCAAAAAATCTATAAGTCCCATTATTCACCTCTGCGTTTCCATACTCTGTTCATTGCATATCTGACAGCGTCAATATGGTGGTTGTCCTTATCGGGATAACCGCTGATAACATTGCCGTCCTTGTCACGCTCGTATTCATAGTCAAGAAACTCCTGTGCAGTATGCGGACAGCGTGTGTTATCAATCACAATCTCCCGTAAAGACTGCAACCACTTCATCGAGTAAGCAACCGAACCGGGTCCTTTTTCTGCCGAACGAGCCATTAAACCGTCAGCCCTGTAATCGCCGACTGACTTCTGTTCTGCACTGTCGCAAGTGATTAAATCATTGCTTGTAACTCCGTGCTTAGTTCTGAGCAATTCGGCTGTTTCCCTGTTGCTTTTTTTGTTGCAATGTTCCTCGTCAAAAATAATGAGCTTGTGTTGACTTGGAATATAAGTCATACAATCATAGGCAAACGGATCAGGATACCAGCCCCAGTCAACTCCTCTGTAAAATCTGTCAAAGGTCTGAATTTCGTCATCTGTGACCTCACGAATAACAACATTATCAAATACATTGCCGCCTGTGCCGTTAGCAATGCCCATATACTCGTTTTCATAGGCGGTAGGGTTTGTTTCTTTCAGGAACTCTGCGTCATCTATAAACGGCTTTCCGAGCCATTTTGACGGTACTGTAAGGTATGTACTCTCAATAACAAGCCTGTCTTGACGGGGAATTTTAACATACTTGTTTGCCCAGTTCTGTGCAGATTTCGGAGGGTTGAACGATTTAAATTTAAAAGCCGTGTCACCGCCACGAATCACCGACTGTTCAATCTTTCTGACAGCTTCCTCGCCCGTGAACTGGTCAAGTTCTTCAAACCACACAACACCGATATAGCCGAACGGTACTTTGATTGATTTAATCTTGCCCGGATCATCTGCTCCACGGAAGTATATTTTCTGTCCTGTGCTTACCCTCGTGATTTCGAGAGGTGACACGGTGCAGTTAAACTCGCTTTCAAGACCGAGAGCAGAGATTGACCACAAAATCTGCTGATACACCGAACTGCGCAGAGTGTCGGCTACCTGACGAAAAATACAGGCGTGCATATCCTCGTTCTTCATAAGCAAATCAATAACATTCAGACTGACGAAAGACGATTTTGTTGAACCTCTTCCGCCGGGAAAAACATATTCCGAATGTTCTTTACCCTCAATATCAAAAAGCACCGACGAAAACGACGGTGCAACCATATTAGCCGGTATTCCTTTGTACTCCGAACCGTCACTCTTTGGCGGTTCAGCCTTTTTGCGTTCAATGTCGAGATAGGCATTGTCGAGCTTAATTTTATGATTTTCAAAAACATTGTCACGGATAATATTTCTTAATTCCTTAATAGAATTAACATCACCTGTTTTAGCCTTTTTGAGAAGTGCCGCATTTACAACGAGCAAATTATTGACCAAATCTTCGTCAATCTCATCAACATTAATTCCCATATCAATAAGCATTTCCCAGTCGGCAGGAGTGTTGGCAGGCAACGAAAGTAACATATCCATAACCTGTTTCATACTCTTTTTACGGCGGCGTGACTTGCCCGAAGCCTTACCGCCCTTTGCTCCGTTTTTCACGGCTTCATCACGGCTTTGGTCAGATGTAAACGGTATTAAATTTTTCTCATTGGGCAATCACCTCACCTCTTTTATCTGATTTTTCCTCACAACACAAAACCGCCCACAGCTGGAACTATGAGCGGTCTGTGCGATTTTTTATCTTAGGAGTTCTATATATGTCCTGTTTGTCAAACTTTCATAATACCATTATACGCAGGGTAAGGGTGACATTCAATGACATTTCAAAATAATTTTACGAGAAATCGAACTTTTTTCGGAACGCCTGTAACGCTTCGCCGTGCAATCTCAGGGTATGCCTTACGCTCATTTCCATACTCTCGGCAATATCCTCCCACCTCTGACAATTTATGTAATACTCGGTCAAAATTGCAATGTAACGGTAATCGTCAAGTGCGTTGATTTTACTGCGGATTTCAGTTTTCAACCGCACAAGATTGTCAATTTCCCGATTGATTTCAGCCTGAAGGTCTGCAATCCTGTCAACAATCCGCATAGGGTCATTCACTCCCGATGTCTTAACAGGCTCGTTCTGCTTAACCGATACTTGTGCAATATTCAGCCTAAGTTTCGACAGCTCGTGTTCTTTCGTTCTGATCAGCTTATCCGAAACCCTGACCGAATATAAATAATCTTTAACCGTCAATCCGCATCACGCTCCTCCTCGTCAAGCATACCAAGTTTCTGTGCCAACGCAATAACTGCGTTTACAATCAAATACAAATCCTCGCCTTTAATATCGCACATACGATATCTGACTTTGATAGTTTCTTCTTCATTGTCGATTTCATCAAAACCAACAACTACACCTTTATTTAAGGTTTCTGTTTCGCCGTTATCGTAATTAACGGTGATATTTTTAACGCCTTTCATTCTTCTGCCTCACTTTCAAGCCAATTTTTTGTGCAGTCAATTGACATCTGTTTGATTTTTTCAAAGTTAGTCATTGTTCTTACTCCTCTATTACTTATTTAATATTTGACTTAATATACAAATCATAAATCGGCATGCCATTTCTTTCAGAAATATGTGCCTTGCCATCTTCAAATTCTTGCAAATACTTCCTATTACTTTCTTCGTTGATAAACTCGTAAAGATTTTTATGTGTAATCCCTAACGGAGAGCCAAATATCCAGTCATCAGCTCCACAATGAAACATACCATTAGTCATATTATTATGTTTAACACCGTTCCAAGGTAATTTTGAACACACGGAATAATAGTTGGTTTTAAATACTTTACTTTTCATAACAAAGTAATTTTTAGACACAGCCATAACTCGCATTGGTTTTTTCCAATTGTTAATCTTGATTAAATCGCCTATTTTTATTGTGTCTAAAATTTCTCTCGTAACATCTGTATAATGCTTATACTGTTTGTTCATTTTTCACTCTCCAAATTCATTTTAGTTCCACAGCGTGGGCAATACGGAAAATCTATATTAAATTCGTCAAAGTGGCAGACGGAACATCTATTATATGTTCCCATTATGGTATCAAACTTTTCCCATTTGCCGTGCTTAACTTTTTCCATTTCGCACACCGTAGCATTATTGGGTTTATTATCGTCAACTTCGATAATATGCTTAACTGTTTCAGCATTTCGTTTTGAATTAAAGTATATCGTGTTTACACTACCGTCTGCGAACGGTATATCCAACGCATAGTCACCGCAAAAATCACGGATTTTTAATTCTTTTTCAATCATTGTTTTTCACGCTCCTTTTTTTCGGCAATAACATGCAACCCTTTGAAACAATCATCACATAGATGTATTTTAACTCTTCTCTTTCTTTCAATAGGAATCACAATGCCACTACTGCAATCAGTATCCATCATCCCTACATAAAATTCCTTCATTTTAACTGCGTACGGATCTGAGATAACTTTGTTACAACTATCACACCGATAAACTCTCATCGCTCTTCACCGTCCTCAACTGGCTGATTCCAACATTCAACGCAACTTCTTCTACTGCAGTCTTCAAGGTCTTTAAGACCAAGCATTGATGGGCACATATTCTTAGGTGTACCATTTTCGTCAAGCGATGCGTCAGGATAGTTTTCCAGAAGCTGACTTAAATATGTACGCTGTTGGTGTTCATCAGACCATTTCTGCACGATTTCAACGGCTTTTTCGGGATAATCTATTTCAAGAGCTCCGCACCATAAATTTTTGGATGTTCCGTTATTTTTACTATATAAAGGACATTGTTTACAATCGAGTGTGCATACTCCACCTTTTTGTCTTTTCGTCATTCTGCTCTTTTCTGTAAAATAATTTTCTGTTTTCGTACAATCAATCATTTTCTTCATCTCCTAAAAGTTCTGGATTATCGTAGATGTTGCCGATAACGGTTGAGCATTCGCAGAAAAATAAATCTAAATCATCAACTGCGTTATAATTGCTCTCTCGTACTACCCATTTATTCTTAAACCAAAGTATTTCATAATTAGTAAGTTCGCCGTCCGTATCTTCAAACGCCAGAATATCTCCCTCAAAAATCTTTGTGCCGTGCTTGTCAACCATGCCTGTGTACTGACCGATTGTTTTGTAATCAATTTCGATACCACTTATGCCGTTTGTATTCGTCATTTCCGCAGGTAGATTTTTAAACTGTTCATCATACAATTTTGTAACTAACCCATACACCCATTCGCCATTCTGGTATTCTGTTCGGTGATAACTTTCGTCACGGTTTATCGCTTTGCCTCTAAATAATATTTCTCTCATCATTTTTCACTCTCCTCAATAGGCTGATTCCAACACTTAACGCAATTATTGTCACAATCATCTTTGTTTATCAGTCCTAAAGCATACAGACATACACCTTGGGGTGTTCCGTCATCGTCAGGCAAAGTATTCGGATAATGTTTCAGGAATTCGGTCAGATAAGTCCTCTGTGGGTGTGCATCGCTCCACCGCTGAACAGCTTCGACTGCTTGTTCAGGGCAGAGTACTTCAAACTCCCCGCATGTCATCTTATCGGTTGCATCATTATTCAAACTACTCAGAGGGCAATCAGAACAATCAAGTTTGCAATTATATATACCAGCATATAGTTTATGCTTTTTCGTCATTCTTTGCTTCTCATTGAAGTAGTTCTTAGTGATATTACAATCAATCATTTTCTTCATCTCCTTCAAAATTAACAACTTTTCCGTTGTCTGTGTAGTCCCGCTTCTCAAATTCAAGTTTCAGCTTGTCGATAACCACACGGTCGATATGCTCCCAAAACACTTCGTCAGTGTCAGAGTGTTCAATTATTTCGGTCATAGACTTTAGTGCCTTTGCGCATCTATCACGGCCAAAGCCGAAATCCTTATGCAAAGCATACAGCATTGTTTTAAATACTCTGCGTGTGATGTCTTTGTTTTCTCTTTCTCGGATCTGTTCATATGCGCTTTTTGCAATCCGTTCAGCTTCCTGTTTAAGCTGTTTCGGAATCTTAGGTGGTATTCTCGCTTTCAATGCTTTCTCTCCTTTCGTCAATCTTATCGAGTGCAGTTACAATCAACGAGCTTTTGGCTTTGGTGTCCATAAGCTCTGCCTGATAGTAAAACCGACCCATTGTATTCCGCCTGATGATACAGCCTTTCAGAATGTATTCTGCTCCATTGTACAGCACGGTTCTTTCAAGGTTGCGTTTAACTTCCGAGATATTCACAGTTCTTCCACCTTGATGTAAATACCCGAAACCTCTGCCCAAAACTTTTCACATATCTCACTTGCAACAAGTGCGTCATCAGACCAAAATTCGAGAGCGGTCATACAGTCTTTTAGCATTTTTTGCAGATTGTCTGTGTCGGGCTTTGTTGTACGATATTCGCCGTCCTGATGTTTACCACGAGGAAAGCACCACTTTGTTATCAGTCTGACACCCGACTTGTACGGTTCTGACGGTTTAAACTTTGCCAAATGTGATGTGAGCTTTTCTCTTGCCTGTTTCACCTCGGGCGGATTGTAAAAAACAGGTTTGCCGTTTTTTACCATAACTTTATGTTCCTGTGCAGTTACGGTCGGCGGTATCATCGCCATAAAAAATTCCATTTTTAATATTTCACTCCTTTAAAGCATTAAAGCTACTTTTGATTTTTGAATTTTGCTTTTAGTCACAGGTCAGGGGAAGGAGTTGTTGTGCGTAAGCTTCGCACAACTACTTCACCCCTGTGACCTTAGGGAACGGACATCGTTTATATATACGGTAGTATATATAGTTTTGTCTGTCCCTCGGACATTCTCGATAATTTATCGACTTTGTCCCTGTTTTTGTCCGAGAGGGACATTTTCGATTTTTTATCGACTTTGTCCCTCTCAGGGACACGGACAGGGACATAAAATTTATCGACTTTGTCCCTCGGACAGACAGACAAATTATTCGACTTTGTCCGTGTCCTTTCGCCCTACTTCACCGCCGTCTATCCAAAAACCGCCGTGCTCTTTTATGTATCGTCTAACCGTTTTTTCGGACTTTCCCATATATTCTGCTAAGTCAGCTACATTTGCCTGACCGTTTTCCTCAGCACCGCTAAACGCTGTTTCGAGGGCATTGTTTTGCTCCTGCTTGCGTTCCGATTCACTTTTTTTCTTGCTGAAATTCTTTTTGTAGGGTGAGCCTTTGATGTTAAAATCGCCCTCAAAATTACAGTCTTTCAACACACCTGTTGTATCTGTTTTGTGTATCGGATAATCAAACCAAAGGTTAAGTGCATCAAATGCCGGAAACTCTCGCAGAGTTCCCTCTATTCTCCACGCTGACATCCCTTTTACGGTTTTTTCGGCACGGGCAACATCTGACATCATCAGCTTAAAAGACTGCTCAGGAAGCGTTTTGCGTGCAATGTCAATCATATTATTTGCCATTACCAAATCATCCTGCGAACACACTTCACTGATTTTGTTGAAACGACCTATCCAGTCTTTGCAGATTTTACAGGTTCTTTCATCCTTTTGCTGTTTCATCAAATCTTCGCTGATTTCAAGCCTTGTAAGGTCAAGGAGTGCATCGGGGTCACGAGCGAAAACACCCGAACCCGAAACTCTGTCCATTGACTTTTTACCGCCCTGAGCACCTTTTGAATGGTGGTGACAGTAAATTACCGCACAACCGATTTCGGTACATACCTTGTCAAACTGGTTGCAGAAGTGTGCCATTTGGTCAGCACTGTTCTCATCGCCTGTAATAACCTTGTATATCGGGTCAATCACAACAGCTATAAAGTTGCCTTTTAAAGCTCTGCGAATGAGCATAGGCGCTAACTTATCCATAGGCACGGACTTGCCACGCAAGTTCCAAATATCAATTCTGTTTAAGTTATTTGGTTCAAGTCCAAGTGCTTCGTATACGTCCTTGAATCTGTGAAAACAGGACGCACGGTCAAGTTCAAGATTCACATACAAGACATTGCCCTGCGCACACTTAAAGCCGAACCATTCTGTACCCTCGGCAATTGCAATGCACAATTCAATCAGTCCGAACGATTTGCCTGCTTTTGAGGGTCCGCCGAGGAGCATTTTATGTCCCTGTCGCAATACTCCCTCAATCAGAGGCGGAGCAAGTTCAGGAGGATTTTCAAAAAAATCTGCAAGGTTGTCAAGGTCGGGCAAGTCATCGTTGATACTTTCCACCCAGTCTTTCCATTCGGCAAAGTCTGATTTACCGATGTTAGTGTCAATAATAAACTGCTTTTTGCCGTTGCGGATAACACCGGGCATACGGCTCAGCCTTGACGGATTGCGGTTCTGCTTGTCAATTTCAAAGCCGTTTTTATGGCATACATTGTAGAGATAATCAACCCTTTTGCGGTACTCGTCATAGTTTGCGGCATCAATCTTAACTATAGCGTGGACTGATTTTCCGCCCGAATAAACAAGTACCGCAACAGGCAGTTCAAGTTCTCTGATGATTGCGTTTTGCTCTTCAAGAGCCATACAGTCAGATTCAACAAGTGCGTAACGATAATCGGTTACATTCTCATTTTTTACACCCTTACCGTCCAACGGATTAAACCTTATCCACGCCCCTGCCTCGGGCTTGTAATCGCCGAATACATTTGATATATCACCGTCACAATTGTTGAGGGCGGCAATAAGCTCACCTGCCGTACGGTCACAACTGCCCTTTGTGGGCAGATATTTAACCTTGCCGTTATCGTTCTTCTCCCAAGTTTCGGTTACATAGCCGACATTTTCGGAGCTGTCAAAGAGGGTTTCAAGGTAGGTTACAATTTCATTCACAGGATTCCAGTTTGCAGGCTCGTGAAATTTTACACCCTCACAGGCTGTTACTCCAATATCGCCCTGTTCAAAAGCGATTTCATCATCCCAGCCGAGTTCTTTCGATTCACGGAAAGTCATCCCTCTGTCTTTTGCCATTTGAACTATTGTGCCTGCTGTGACAGGTGAAGCAGAGCCGTTAAAGCTCTGCCATTTCTTTTCACACTCACCATTGTGATAGCGGTTGTCTGCTCTGCTCCAATCGTCCCAGTCCTTTACGCTGTATCCCTCTTGTTTGAGTGCCATTCCGACATTTACCCAGTCTTGGTAGTCAAGCTCTGACGGACTGATGTATTCAAGTGCATTAAGTAAGTCCAACCGTATTCACCTCGCTTTGCGGTACATATGTTTTCGGGTTAATGTTTTTCGGAGTTCTCCAACCGTTTGCGGCAATCCTTGAAATCAAAGCTGACGCTTCGTCAAACTGCCATTTACCCACGTGCTGAAAACCTCTGCTTTCGAGCATACGGATTTGTTTAGGTGTGGTTAAGCCCTCAATTCTTCGCTTTTCGAGCCTGTCAAGAATAAGTTTTGCTTTGCCGGCACTCTGAATTTCATCGGGGAATATTCCGAGCTTTTCAAGCTTTGCTTTCTGTTTGTCTGTAGGCGGAGAACATTCCCAGCCAAATGCCGGAACATATCCTGCAAGGTCCTGCGCCTGAATTGACATTTCGTACTGCAACGGATCTACAAGTTTGCGTTTGCGTGTTCGCATTTCCACAAGCTGATTTGCAAGCGCCTCTTCACGCTGAGCAACAACATCTTCACTTGCTTTTTCCTCCGCTTCTTCAATATCAATCGGACAGCCTGCCTGTTCTGATAAGTTTTCGGTCATTTTTTGTGCGACCTCTTCGTTATCGCAAATGAGATGTGCAGGTCTGCAAAGTTCGTGCTGTTCTGTATGCCATAAAAAGTCGAGGAGTAAAAGCTCCGTCTTGTTTGGTGCAAGCCTTGTTCCTCTGCCGACCATTTGGCAGTAAAGACCACGCACCTTTGTAGGTCTTAACACGACTACGCAGTCAACGCTTGGGCAGTCCCAACCCTCGGTTAAAAGCATTGAGTTACACAAGACATTGTATTTATCGTTTTCAAAATCCTGCAATACTTCCGCCCTGTCTTCGCTGTTGCCGTTGACCTCTGCCGCTTTAAAGCCTTTTTCGTTCAAAATGTCTTTAAATTTCTGCGATGTTTTTACAAGTGGTAAAAACACAACAGTTTTACGGTTCTTACAGTATTTTTTCATTTCTTCGGCAATCTGATAAAGATACGGATCAAGTGCCGTATCAATGTCGCTTGCTTTAAAATCTCCTGCCTGTGTGGCAACTCCCGAAAGGTCAAGTGTAAGTGGTATTGTCACAGCTTTAATCGGTGACAGATATCCCTCTTTGATAGCCTTAGGGAGCGTGTACTCATACGCAAGCGAATCAAATACTGTTCCTAAATTTTTCATATCTCCTCGGTCGGGTGTTGCGGTAACGCCCAACACTTTCGCATTGTCAAAATGCTCAAGCACACGCTGATAGCTGTCGCTGATTGAGTGATGTGCTTCATCAATAATGATTGTGTCGAAATAATCGCTGTCAAAGTTTGACAGCCTTTTCTCACGCATAAGCGTCTGTACAGAGCCTACAACAACCCTGTTCCACGAACCTATGCAACTTTGCTCGGCTTTTTCAACCGACGAATTAAGCCCTGTTGCTTTTTGGATTTTGTCCGCCGCTTGGTCGAGCAATTCTCCACGGTGGGCAAGTATCAGCACCCTGTCACCTCGACGGACACATTCTTCGGTGATTTTTGCAAAAACTATCGTCTTGCCACAGCCTGTAGGCAAGACAAGTAATGTTTTTAGATTGCCGCTTTCCCACTCGGAGAAAACAGCATTCTTTGCTTCATTCTGATACGGTCGAAGTTGCATTAAAAGCTACCCGGTGTCCAGTTATTCGGCATCGCAGTATTTGGCATTGCAGGCTGTGCATACTGCGGCGGATATGTAGGCTGTACATACTGCTGAGGTGCAGACTGTGCTACGGCGGGCGATATCGTTGTCACCTGTTCATCGTAGGCATAAAAATACTTGATGTCATTTGTTACGCCCTCTGTGCCGTCATTCTTGGCATATTTGCGGATGATAACCTGACATTTACCTTTCTTGCCGATAATGCCTGTCCAGTCCATGCGGAGCGGTTCGCCGTGCTTTTTCATTGACACTGAAAGGAACAGCTGTGACAATTTCCATTCGAGCGAGGAGTGCAGTACGAAATTAACTGTAATTTCTCTCTTGTCATCTGCTCCCCACACATCAAAAGTCACTTTTGCCATATTGCATGGTGGCAGTTTACCTTTACCCTGTGAGCGAGCACGCTCAACTTTTGCTACCGTAAAATCATAATCACCCTCGGGGAGCGGTTCATAATTTCCGCCCTCTTCGGTTATTTCGTCGTTCCAACCAAATTCTCTATCCATTTATACATCTTCCTTTCTCATTAAAACGGTAAGTCACGGTTGCTCTGTATCACTTCAAACACCTTATTCCACGCTCCCACAAGGCAACCGTTAATAAATCGTGGGTCATAGTTTTTGATTGGTGTATCGTAAGGGTAGTGTCCCTGTGTAAACACCGCCTGTCTGATTTCGCTTTCGTCAACTCCGTTAGCTCTCATAAGGTCGGCAAGAGCTTTTGGTATGCCCTCGGGAATATTGACAGACTTGTCATTCTGTGGCATAGGTGCAGGCGGTACAGATTCGGGAGCTTTTTCAATCTGCGTAGGTTGTGGTACAGGCTGTGTCACAGGCTCTGCCTTAGGCGGCTGAGGTATCGGATTCTGCGGAACAGGAGCGTTATTTACAGGTTCAACATCATTAAAAATATGGGCAATGCCTGCATAGCTAAAGTCCATTTCTTCGGGCAGTCCGTGACGGTTCTTTGCGTCCCAACAAGGGTGATGAAGCGTGTACATTACTCTTCCTCCGCCCTGCGCTTTGTACTTTCTGCCGTCTTTGTCGGTTGCTACCGCTACTGTTTTATAATTTGCGAAAAGCACCATATCCGCCCATTCTTTTACAAGCGGAGAAATCTGTGAAGCAGTCTTTTTGCCGAGTTTTAGCTCCCAACGGTCATACTCGCCGATTTCATCAGGCTGTGAAAACTTGCGGAGCTGTGCGTGTGCGGTAAGCACAACATTGATACCTCTGTCGATTAAATCTTCAAGGCTGTTCAAAAATCTGCCGAACTCCTCTTTTTCATAAACATATCCGTTTCCGTAACCGAAATCTTCAATACCTTTTTTGCCGTACTTTGAGCAAATATCATTAATGCAAAGCTGTTCTGCCCAGTCGATTGTGTCAATGACAACCGTCTTGCATACAGTTGGGTTGTTCTTTACATATTCAAGCTGGCTCTTGAGCATGGTCCACGATGTCGGCTTATCCATTCTTGCAACATCAAGATTTTTTGTACTGCCCTCCGTGTCGATAAACAGAGGGTTCGGAAACTGTGAAGCAAAGGTTGACTTGCCGATACCCTCGGGACCGTAAATTACAACCTTTTGAGCCGACTTGATTTTACCTCTTGTGATGTTCATTATCTCACCCCCTGTACATCGGTATAACCGCAAGCAAGCTCTCTGTGCGGATTGCATTTGATTACACATTCATTTGTATTTGTTTTTGCTGTTGTTTTAGCTGTAGTTCTTGTAGCCATAATTAAAACTCTCCTTCTGTCCAAGTCGGTGTTGTAACAGGTGTGGTTGTTTCGGACTTAATATAACCGTCCTCAATGATGATTGAACATTCATCACCGTTTGAAACTCTTGTTGCAATAGCCTGCAATCCCTCTGATTCAAGCCATTTTGCAAAGTCTTTGAGTGTGTCGGTATCCATTTGTTCGAGCTTGTCAAGCAGGACAAATCCGCATTCGGGATTGAGCTTGCGAACAATTGCCGTAGCGACACGAAGCTGTTCCGAACCGCTCATGTTGTCCCACTTGAAACCGTTATATGTAAGCTCGCCCTTTTCAACCGATAAGCCGTCAAGGGGCAAATTTGCGTTGTTGAGCAAGTCATATTTTGTTTTGCGAATTTCTTCAAGCTGTGCCGTCATATCGGCATACTTGCCGTAATATTCCTTTGCGTCCTCATCAGCTTTCGCCTTATCAAGGTTTGCTCTGACTTTGCGGTTGATTTCGTCAATCTCGGTAATGTTCCTTTCAAGCTCTGCCGTGCTTTCATCGTGCAGTTCGGCTACGGTCTTTCTGCTCTGTTCAAGCTGTGCAAGCACTTTTGTAAGTTCGGAATTGTATTTTCTCAAATCCTCGTTAAGCCTGTTGATTTCGCTCTGTAAATTGTTGGCACGGCTTTCAAGGTTATCTTTTTCTGCTCTCAGACGGTTGTTTTCGCCGTTGCGTGCAAGGATTTCCTGCTGTTTGTTGATAAGTTCCGAGGCTGACACAGGTTCATTCGGCACACCCTCATACTCGGGCATTTCGGCGGCGAACTTTTTCTTTTGGTCTGCAATCTGACCGATAGCACGGCGCTCGTTATACACCTGTGTTTCCTGCGTTTCAAGCTCGTAAACTCTGTTGCCTACACCGATAATCTGCAGGAGCGTGTCAGCCTTTTCCTTGCCGGTTGCATTCATAAATTTCGGCAGGTCAAGAGCAAAGTTACTGACAAATGCGTCAAGCAAAGCCTGTCCGCCTTTGTTGCCTGCAGTGTCAATTACTTTAAGACTGCTGTTCTTACCGCTACGCTCCACAACTATACCGTTTGAGAGCTTGATTTTGAGATGTGGCGGAATTGTTGAACCCTCACGGAACGGAGCAGACGGAGCGAAACGATTACCGCCGAGAGCCCACGCAATTGCGTCAAGCACTGAAGTCTTGCCCTGACCGTTTTTACCGCCCAACACGGTAAGTCCGTTTTCGGTCGGCTCGTAAGCAACTGCCTTTACTCTTTTTACATTTTCGATTTCAAAAGCCGATATTTTTACTGACATATTAAAGTCCTCCTTGACAATTCGCTTAAAATTGTCTATCATTTAATTAAGGTATTTTTCTTTGTCCGTTGAGGCTTTGCAGAGCTTCAGCGGATTTTTCTTTTTCAGTTGACATTTGAAACACCCATACATTCAAAATTGAATGCTTCGGATTCAGGCGTTTCAAGGGCTTTGAGCTTGCGTTTTAGCTCTCGGTTTTCGTGACGATAACCGCTTGACGCTGTTTTTTCGAGTGCAAGGTCTGTTCTTGCGTTTCTCAGCTCAATGCTAAGATGTCTGTTCTCTGCTATGAGGTTTTCAACATCTTTGAGCAGTTTTCTGCGTGTCGGGTAGTTTCTTAACCACATTTGTTACACTCCTTTCGCAATAATAACATTACATTTTGTGGCGTAGTCTATGAGCCTTTCAAGCGGAATGTTATACGACCATTTACCGCCTTTGAACAGAACAGCCGTGCCTATCGGCAGCCTCTGCTCACGCAGTCCGTCATAAACAAATTTGGGAGTAGTATGGAGATACTGCGCGGCAACTTTGGGCGGTACATTCTTGTATGGCTCGCCTGTCTTAGGATTGATGAGGATTTTGTCAATCATCTTTTCTTACCTCCTTTTATGCTGATTTTTGCTGTTCGGCTATCTGCTTGCCCACGACCATTCCTTTCATCATTGCGAAAGCAACAGCCTTTTCTTCATCTGTCATATCAATCAAGATTTTCGCAAGTTCTGCGCCGATTGACTTGATGTCCATCTCCTGCTTATCTGTCATTGTTTTCACCTCCTCGTTGACTTGTTGTATATATTGTAATCCTTTTTTCTTGACTTGTCAATATTATTTTAAAACTTTTTTAAAAATAAATATTGACTTGTTGTATAATTTGTTTTATAATAATAAGCGAAGAGAGGTGACAACACAATGACCATTAATGATAGATTAAAGGTTGTACGCACAAATTTAGGACTATCTCAGCAAAAATTTGCAGATAAACTTGGTATGAGTTGTAATTTTATAAATTTATGTGAAAACGGAAAAAGAGAATTGTCCGAAAGAACTATAAAGGATATCGGAGCTGTTTTTAATGTAAACCTCGAATGGCTAAAAACAGGTGAGGGAGAGATGTTTGACGAGGAAAGCGAAGATGTCGTGATTGATGCTCTTAGAGCAGAGTATGACCTCGACGAAATCGACATTGACATTATTCGTACATATATAAGTATGGCCCCGTTGGAACGGCAAGTTTTTAAAAATTTCATTAAAAGCGTTTCAGACAAAAACAAAGGGGAGCATTAAGCTCCCCCGTGACCGTTCAAATTACGACGATATATAATTTTAATGAATTTCAGTATAGCCACTAAGGCTTTGTGATTTTCGATTGATTCTATGTATTCAATTATTTCTTGCCGGATTGCTGTGTTCTTTTTCATGAATTAATTTCCTTTCATTCATAAGATTTGGACGAAATTCCTATAATTAAATTATAGAAACTTTGTTCGACAATTTCAAGTGGTAAATGCTGGCAATATATTACAAAGTCCCATAGAACGGACTTTGCTAACCCAAAATAAAAAAAGACCGCTCACAGCTGGCACTGTAAACGGTCAAAATAGGGATTTAAAAAAGGCGCTAACCTTCTTTATATTTTATTGTACATTTATTTGCGTTATTTGTCAATATAAAAATAAGGAGGCAAAACAATGGGATTACTTTCTAAACTGTTCGGCAAACCAAAACAGCTGACACCACAACCACAAGTGAATGTAAAACCTGAAACGGGTAAATCACACTCTAAAAAGATGAAAGTTGCAGGTGTTACATTCGGCGACAGACAAGAATGTCTTAAAAGACTTATGGCTGACAAGCAAGCAGGCAAGGTTGTTAATGTATCAATGCAAGAGTACAGCTATCAAGGTGAACCTGCAATTAAAATAATTGCAAACGGTATGGAGATAGGTAACTTACACACTGAAGATTGCGATTTCGTTAAAAATAATCAGTCACGAATTTTAGGCATTAAAGATTTGTATATTGGCTATGCTGAGGACATTAAGACTTATTACGCTAAAATTACGCTGATTATCCAAAATAAAACATAATAAAAAATCCGCTCCATTTGAGTACCAGTCGAACAGAGCGGAAACCATTACAACGGGTGCAACGGTACTTTAATCAAGCAATAACATTATACCACAACCTGTTAAAATTTACAAGATTTTAACGGTTTTTTTGCGCCCGTTTTTAGGAGCGTTAAAATGAAAAAATGTATAAACCGAAGATGTAACCGAGAATTACAGGACAATTTTGTGTATTGTCCGTATTGCGGTAAAAATCAAACCGATAAACTTAAACGGCAACAAAAGAGAGCAAACGGCACAGGCTCTATTTATTACCGTAAAGACAGCAAAACAAAGCCATGGTATGTTGCCTCAACAATAACAGGCAAGCGCGTGTATGTTGGAGGATTCGCAACGCGCACAGAGGCGGTCAAGGCTCTAACGGACTACGAATCAGCCCCCACAAGCAACATTAACATAACATTTGCACAACTGCACGAGCGCTGGCTGAAAACTAAAGCATATCAAAAATTGAGTGACGATGCCAAGAGCTCTTACAATGCCGCTTGGGTTAAGCTGCGGCCGTTATACAGCCGTAAGTTTAGAGAGTTAAAAACATTTGATTTTCAGACGATTGTCGATTATTACGAGAATCCACATCACGAGGTCGGAGCGGGCGGAAAATTAAAATATATCGACAAAAACGGCAAAGGTACATATAAGGTTACGAACAAGCCCAAAATGTGTGACGGTCTAAAATTTTCGGCACTGCATAAAATTAAAGTGTTTGCCACTAAGATTTACAAATTTGCGCTTGAGCAAGACATAGCTCTTAAAAACTACGGAGAGTTTATCGAGCTACCCGAGCCCGATGAGACCAATGCGTCAAGGTTTACAGAGGTTCAGCTTGAGCTGATTCGCCAAAATATCGGCAAAGTGCCTTATGCGGATTATGCTTACATTATGTGTTATTTAAATTTCCGTGTGTCGGAGTTCTTGTCGCTAACAACAGAACAGTTTCACATAAGTGAACAAGGCATTCCTTATTTTGTTGCCGGCATTAAATCAGAGGCAGGCAAGAATAGGTTGATCCCAATACATCCTAAAATTCAAAAAACGGTGACCGAATGTATAAATCATCACGGTGAAACTATTTTCTGCCGACTTGGCGAGGATTTCGGCAAACCGATGAATAAAGATTATTTCTTAAAATACGCTTTTCGTCCTGCAATGCAGGCTATGGGTTTAGGAAATGAGTTTACTCCTCATTCTTGCCGCCGAACCTTTTCGACAAGAATGTCAGCCGCAGGAGCGAGAGAAGAGGACATCATCGCACTCATGGGACACGCTGAATACAAAACAGACATCAACCATTACATCATTCAAGAGCTTGACACGCTCTATGACGCCGTTAAAAAGCTCGCATAAAACAACAAAAGCCCCCGAAATCAATCGGGGACTATTTTTTTGAGTGTCAATACTCTGAAATGCCTTGAAATACCCTGAAATTCGTAGCAACATTGTAGCAACCCACAATATCTTGCACATTCCTCAGCATTCCGAACAACCACTAAAGTATAACAAAAAAGCCAGTAAACAAGCCGTTTTTGGCTCAATTACTGGCTTTTCTCTTGGCTCCCCCAACTGGGCTCGAACCAGTGACATCATGATTAACAGTCATGCGCTCTACCGACTGAGCTATGGAGGATCATATTAAGTTTTCGGCAACAACTTTTGGTCGAAGCCTTTCCTCAAACTAAGTGATAATATCGAGTATATTTGTGTACACTCGCTCTACCGACTGAGCTATGGAGGAATATAGAGCAAAACACCCGTTTGGGTGTATGCTTTGTGTTGGCATCTCCCTATCTTTCCGGGCCGTCACCAGC